CCATCGGTATCCAACCCACCGCTGCGTTTTGCCTACACCCGTCGCTCACCCGATCATCCCCCGTCGTAATCCAGCGATGCTGCATGCGGATGCCCTCCCGCTGAATGCGCTCGGCTGCCTGTCGTTGTGCGGTACCGTATGCGTTCGCGGTTTCGGTCACGGCTACCAGTTCAGCGCGATTGCGTAGGTGTCGCTGCGGTTTGGGCGCGCTGAACTCGGCAAAGCGGGCGCGCAACTGGCGTGCCATCTCAGTATACGACGTGCCCTGCTCCATCCCCTCGACCATCAACGTGCGGATGTAATCCCGCGTCGTGTCGTTGATCATCGTGACGCGTTGCGCGCCGTAATCGCGTAGGAATTGCACAGCCTCCGGATTGTCAATGTCGAAGGCAATGCGTAGGCCTGCCTCCCGCTGGATGTCTTCATTGCCAACAATCCAGGACGCCCGCGCCGCGGCTTCTATCGGCGACGTCATGGCCTGCTGTGTCAGGCGCACAGTGTCGAGCCAGGCAGTAACCCAAATGTTTTCTGGTACACTCTCCTGGAGTGGCGCCGGGAACGCGTCTCGCAACTTCCGCAACTCTCGCAAGAATGTATTTGATTGACGTTTGAACGCATCAGCCATCGCTCGCGACAGGCGGCGCTCTATCGGACGTAGGCGCCGGTCGCGCTCGTTTGTGCCAAGTGCCTCAGTGATGCGATCAACGGTGGTCATGTGGAGGGTTCCCGTTCCGGTGGCTTGGGTAACCGACGCCAGTGCGAGACAGGTATATCAGACATTGCATAGCCGTTGCTATCAGCTATAAAAGACAGCCCAACCCAAACACGCTCTTGCCCATATTGCCCTCTCCACACATAACGCGCCAGGTTGCACCCTGCATTAAAACTGTCAACACACCAGGCCAAAACGGTTTCACCCGGCTCTGGTAAAGCATCATGCACGCTAATCCATTCCATCATGCCTTCTCCCGTTTCGGCGGCTTGGGTAGATGTTGCCAGTGCGAGACTTGTACGCCAGTCATCGCACATCCTTCTTCTCCGAGGAGATGTGATACCCCTATCCAGGTGTAATCTTGCTGCCCCGGCCCTTTCCGCACACAACGCGCAAGGCTGTAGCCTTCGGCGCCCCACGTGAGTACAATCTTATGAGGCTCTGGCAGGGCATCATGGACGCTAATCCAGCCGGACACCTCTGGCTTGTGCTTGGGCGGCGGCGGGGTGAATACCGTTTTTTGTGGAACATTCCACCAATCCCATCTCATCCATCATCCTCCCCTCGCACCGCTTCCGCAATCCGCCGCGCTACCTCTTCCATATCCGGAGGCGTGCCATCGCCAAAGTCGCCGGGCTGCCAGTCGTCGGGGTACATCGCGTCCAGTTCCTTATCTACATCCTCAACACCGAGCGCAACGAGCAGGAGGCGCGCTACCGTGCGGGCGCTCACTGTCTGCGATTGGTACGCCGTCGTGATCGCCTCAACACGCTCTTTCACATCGATGTTGATGATCTCTGGGAAATCGATCACGATGCTGCTGTCGTATGGCTCGCCCGTTTCGGGGTTTGTTTCCCAATCCAGGGTGATGGTGTCTTGCCTTGGGTCGGCCTCGTCTGGATCTTGCTTCACATCCGCCATATCTGCCAGCGCGCCCTGTGGTGCCATCGCTGCGTTCTTCACGACATATCCGAGGATGTCTTGCAGCACGTTGCGCCACATCTCCTGCCGGTTGCGCATCATCAGTTCGGTGGGTCTATCCAGGCTCTTCGCTGTGGCGTGGTTGCCGACATCGGCGTCGCCGTAAAACACCTCAGGAATACCCGCTGCTGCTGCAACTTGCAGCAAGAAACGGCGCCCATCCTCCGGCGCAACCGACAGCCCGCGAATGTTCAGCGGCTCGTAATCGGCGTCATTGTTCGCACGGATGAACGCGCTGCCGGTGGCGGTTGCCGGGTTGGTTTCGCGCCGATCATGGCTGCTAATGGTTGACGCCAGTTTGCTCTTGGCCTTCGCCACGCCGCCCGCACCGCCACCCGTCGTCACCTTGACAGCAATGCGGCTCACGGCCTGCGTGTAACTGTGGATGCTCTCCAGAAATACTTTGTACGCCTTTGCCCAATCCATCTGGGCATACACCGTTGACAATCCGAACTGCCACCATGACATGCCGCCCACCTTGACGTGATAGATCGGCGCGTCCCATTCGATAGCGATGCCATTGTGGGTGTCTGGCTTTTGGCGCGGCGTGTAGCGCCAGTCGGGATAGTACGCGGCGCGGTAACCGCCTTGCATGCCTGTCTGCGTCCAGCGACGCAGATAGAACCACGGCTCTTTCGCGTCGTCTGGGTTGCAGACGATTTCCTGGATTTCAGCAAGCGGCACACTCCGCACGCGGACGCGCCCAGAGCGTTGGTTCGTGAAGAGCACAAAGAAGAGGTTGCCCGACACTTGCAGATCAACATCCTTCCCCATCATTGCCTGCGTTCGGGTGAGTTCGGCCTGGTTCCGCTCATCATCCCAGAACGCCTGGAGCACGTCGTTGATCTCAGGGTTTGGCGCGCTCACCTGCACGCCCTGGCCGAAGGTGTAGAAGGTTTTGACATTGATGCCCCGCTGAATGAGCGGGTTCTTGAGATACATCACTTCGGCAAGGTTCGCTACTTCCTGGATAGATTGCCGGGTGAATTGGTCGCCGCTGCCGTGCAGTTGCTCCCATCGTGACTCCGGGCCGTACAACTCCAGTTCAAGTTCACCGATGCGGCTTTCCAGGAGAGAGGCGAGCGCCTCGAAGTACGCGCCCTCATTCATTGGTTGCGGTTGTGTTTGATACGGCATGCCGTTCGGCAATACAAGCGTGCTCATACGTTCACCACCCCGATATCCCTGGAATGTCATCGGTGTAGTTGATGACATAGCCGACTGGCGGGTGCGCTGTGAGATAATACGCGCCTATCGCCAAACTCATCACGCAGTCTTGCACCAGGTTGCGATCATCCCATTGGTACCCCATCAACTCGCGACGCTCCTGTTCTGTCCAGTCTGCCTTGAGTGCACCTTGCTCAAGCAACAGTTGTAATGCCTGGATAGCCTGCACCTTGCTCTTGCTGCTCGTGACAAACGGCTCAGCAGGCACGGCAAGATTTTCAATTAGCGGATCGCCGATGCCATTGCTTTCAATGACGAGCTTCCCAGGATAGTGGTTCCATGCCTGCTCTATGTGCTGCTGTATGACCGGATACGGCAGACGCTCCAGGCGCTCGTGGTAGACGCGCTGAACGGGCTGTACTGACACGTCGAACACGTTGATCACGGTAGCGTCCTGCCTACGTCCAACGTCTACACTGGTCAGGTACGCGCCCGTGCGATGTGGCGGTTGCTCACCTACAGCACCGTGCGCGGCATTGGCGACATCAGTTTCGTCAAAAACTGCCGTGTCACTCTTCACAAACTGCGCAAGGTATTCTTGCTCGAATACAACACGGGGCAATTCTTGACGAGCGGATTCTATCTCTTCGGGGCTGATATGCGGATTGGTGCTTGTGGGCATTTGCCAAGCGCGCCATTGCGGATCGCTGCCCAGACCACGCTGGAAACATTCCCAAAAGAAATTGCGCCCGCGTGGGGTACTCAGTAGCCATGCATCGCCGCGATGGTCTGTCAATGTTGGCCTTATTACTGCTTGCCAGGCATCAGCCAGGTCGCGGACCATTGCCGCCTCATCAATCACCACCCGCGCATATTTACGCCCACGCACCGACTCGCGCTCCAAACTCCACATATCCACAACCCCGCCTGTTGTAAGTTCCAGTCGGTTTTGTTGTACCGATACACGCGCCACAATTGGCGACAGGATACGCGACGTTTCCCGCCACACTTCCGCCAACATCTTGTAAGTTGGGATAAAATAAGCAACTGGCTTGCCTACCAATGCCGGATGAATGAGGCGATCAATACCGAGCGTCGTCTTGCCCCAACGCCGTCCGCAAGCTACCACGTTATAGCGGTATGCCTCACGTGTAACCTGCTGTTGAGCACTATGGAGTGCGTTCAGAAGTATCTGTGTTGTCTGAGTTGTTGACATAGACAATCTCAATACGTTGCTGTTGAGAGCCATCCTGTTGCACGTGCTGGCGTTCTCGATATCGTTCAGGCCGGTGGCCCTTCAATAAAAATATAAGCAGGGTGTCACTGCCATCAAAAGCCCGTCGCCGCGCCTCATCTTCTAACGCATCGACACCGATATCAAGCGCGTCTCTCCAGGCTTGCGCAAACACAGGATCGGCGTCACGCTCGCGGTATGCCGTCATTCGACCAATGCGTGCACGCTTTGCAGCTTTAGTGACTTGCCCATGTTGCCGCAATGCCTCAAGAAAAACGGCTTTCCATTTTTTTTCTTGTGTACCATCTGTCTCAGACATTACCACACCAGGTTACCCCACCCCATACTCAATATACTCATCTACCGACGCCCGTCTCCACGTCCCACGCGGCCCCATACGAAACTCAATCACTACCACCAGGCACGCAACCATGCGCGCCAGCGCAAAGCCGACACGCGACGGCAAATAGTGAGCAATCCAAACGGCGACGTGAAAGATCCAGAGCCGTCGGGCGCGGTATTCGATGTTTAATGGTTCAGTCATAACTGATCCGTTGGTCGCATATGCGCGATAAGTACCTGTATCTCTCGGAGCATCGCCAACTGCTCATGAACAGCGTACACCGCTCTCAGGTACTCGCCACGGCGCTCCACTGGCAGCAGTTCAGCATAGGCAACGAGCCTGTCGATAGCGTGTTCCGGCGTGATGTACGTAGCCTGTGTCACTCCGCTACCACCCCACTACTATGGACATAGTACGTACTCTCTGACAGACGGCCCCACTGCCCACCGTATGCCTCATCTGTCCAGTCGCCCCACTCTGCGATATGCAGGCGGCTTCCGGGCATGAGGATCTGCGCAACGTTCGCGTGTGGCGGCGCTGGCACTTCAGGCGCGTACCGCACATAGGCCGTGATACCATCAGGCACGACGTACCAATGTGGCGCACGTCGCTCCGGCGGCGGCCCATAGACGGCACTGACGAATGCATCCCAGTCGAGGGCCTGGGGGTCGCTCTTACGGCCCGACGCGATGTCGCTATGGCGTACCAGTTGTGATTGTGGGATGTTGTAGTCGCTCACGAGTTGACGCACGAGCCACACAGCGGCGTCAAACTGGCGCGCATCGTGCGGCGTGAAGGTGTTGGGGTGCGACAACTCAACCCCGACACTGTAATTGTTGAGGTTGCTCATCTGCACGCCGTCTACAATCCAGGAGGAGGCGCCAGCGTGCCAGGCGCGGTCTGTGTCGTGCACGAATTGCGTGATCTTCCCATCTGGGGAGATGTAGTAGTGAGTAGAGACAGGCGCGGCAGGATTGCCGCCCTGCCGCAGCCACTCATAATCGCTCGGATAACTTCCGGCGGTGGCGTGCATGACGACCATACGGCGGGAGTTGCCGCCGCTGTAGTAGTGTGGCTGCGTCATTTCAACGCGATGAATGAGATACGTCACTCCACTTCCCCCATCTGTGCCGCTGCTTTTTCGATGCGGCGCCACCATTGCGCCCACTCCAGAACACCGTCAATCCATTTGTAATAGGCAACAAGGCCCGCATAGTAGGAATACCCATGCCCGTCGCCGTGTGTTGATGGAACGTGCCCAATATTGCGCGTCAGGCTTGCATTACCGCGTGTGCCGCACTCATTCAGATCTTGCCAATAGGCGAGCGCCCATGCCGGATCAATGCCATAACTCACGAGGATCTTGTATGCCTCGCTGGCGTCGGGCGCGAGCGGCGATTGTGCCATCTCCAGAATGGCTGTGAAACGTTCTGAAGTAATGCGCGACGGGCCATGCATCAGGCGTCCGGCTCCTCTTTCGCATAATCTGCACGCGTTCGGTTTGTCGTTGGTCTGTTCAAAATTTGCATCGCCGGGCAATCCTTTGTACCACACTCTGCCGTGTCGCTGCGAACAGCCGCCATAATAGCCATAGATTGCTCAAGGCGATTGATCTGTGCAGCCATGTGCTGCTGCCATGCCGCCTGCTCCTCAAGCGTCTCTTTCTGCTGCTGCACCATTGTTACGAGCGACGCGTCAAGGCGTTGCAAGACGCCTGTGGTGCCGAGCAGGCTGGTTTGCGTCGATTGCGCAAGCGCGATTTGCGCGTCAAACCACTTGAGCACTCGCGGCCCAATGGCACGAGCCGCCCACACCACGCCTACCAACACCAGGACGGTAATGGTAAACGCAAAACCGTGATCTGTAATTTGTTCAACGAGAGACATGTAAGAGCCAGACGCTATCTGATACACCATCGTGATTATAACATATATTCTTCCTTTTTGGTATCCCTCTCCAACACGCGCCGCACCTCCTCCCGCAATTCAGGGCGAGCGCCGCGCCAGTCGTGCGCATCGTTGAGACTGGCACACTCAGCAAGGAGTAGCCACAATTGCCTGGTGTAGTGTGGGTTGTAGCGGCGGATATATGCCGTGTCGGTTTCGATAGCACGGCGTAATGTTTCGATGGTTGTGGTGTCCATAGGTTACTCCTCTCCAAATAGTTTTTTCTGCGCCTCCATTACCCGCTGCATCAAAAGCGGCGGCACAGCATTGCCGATAATCCTGCACGCCAGTGATGCGCGCTCCGGCAGTTCGTACCAGTCAGGGAACGATTGAAAACGCGCCAGCGCACGCGGCGTCATTTTGACTATACGGTGTGGCACCAGGGCGCGAGCAATGGCGCTCGCGCCCTGTGTAGGAGATGGTTCGTTGCCAGAAACTACCGGACGGTATGTGTCACCGTCTCCTACCAACACCGCCCGCG